TTTCTATTACAAATATTTGTATATCTCGCAGAAAATTACTATCTTTGTATAGTATATATTGGGACTTTACGCACTCAAACATTGAGTTCAAACCTCACCGTCTCATCACCATCAAGCAGCAACCTCGTGCGCTCCAAGTTATTTTCGTATATGTGCACATTGCCGAGGTTCAACGTTATATTCTTTAGTGGCAGGTCTATCTGTCGTGCCATGAGGTAAAGGTGGTATATATCCGCTGGCAACCCTAAATTAGCATCACTGCTTCGCTGATAGGCCGACAAAACCAACTCGCCCGTATCTACCTGGAACTGCACAAGGCTAAGACAAGGGGCTTGGTTGCTTTCTGCGCCTGTTTCACCGAGGAAAAGCACATAATTCTTGCTGTTACGCTTCTCGCGGTTTATCTTGGCAATCAATGGTGGCAGTTTCTCAAAATAGGTCGGATAACTGTTCACCAGTACGCTTCCGCAATAGTCCCACCAGTTGATGCCTGCTTCACGATATCGCTCCACCTGCCGCTCACCTTGCATGAACAGCTGTAGTTCATTTTTCAATTTCTTTCTTGCTATGCTGTGGCTCTCAAATATGTCAAGCAGGTCGACTGGAGATAATGACAGCTGCTCGTTGAGCAGATAGCGGATACAGCCTTTTCTGTTATGTTGTGTCTTCCCTGAAACTATGATCCGCTTCAATATTTCGTGATATTTATTCATCGTTCGAATGGTATTTGAACAGTATTTTTATAAAGCATGATGTCCGTATAGGATGCATTGTAATTCATGTGGGCATTGAACTCCCGGCGGTGGCAGTTTTCAAAGGGGTTGCCGATGAATTTGTTCTTGCCTATCCATTCACAAAGCTCCACTATGGAAGACTTGTTCGAGGTGAAGTAAATGAACCGATGTCCGGAGAGAACGGTCAACACATCAAAGTAATCAGACAGCTTCCAATACATTTTGTATGTTTTGCTGTCTGTGCTCAAATATGGAGGGTCAACGAGGAACACCACATCGGGTATATTCTTGTACTGCTCGAACAGCTGACGATAATCACATGAGGTAACGGTCAGGCCGTCAAGGTAGGTCTCGGCAGGTGGGTAATCGGTGGCTTTTATTCTGTTATATAACGTTTCTTTCGACAACTCTTCATAGCAGGTGGCGTATTTCATCGAAAACAGGAGCGAGCCTGACAGAGTGATATAATCGGCATAGCCGAAAGTGTGCTCATACTCGTGTATGCAGGAAAGGACGCTCCTACGCATGGCACCTGCAATGGCTTTCTTTCTTGGATAATCGCACAGAATGCTGCGCAGCCTGGAGAGCAATGCGTTGGTCTGTGGAATATGCTCCAACCGTTTGCGATAGCCGTCAAAATCATTATATATCACGGTGGAATTCGGTTTCTGATACTTGGCAATATGTGACAGCAATCCACTGCCTCCAAATAAGTCTACAAAAGTTGTACCGTCAGGAAACTGCTGGAGTACCTTGATGTACTCTTTGGCAAACATCCGCTTCTGTCCCTGAAATGGAAGCGGTGCTGAAAGATATTGTTTCTTCATCATTTTTGTTTTTTAGTGGCTTGCAAAGGTCGGCATATCGCTCAAAGAGAAAAAATTTTCATCTACAATCATGCTGCAAATATATTACACTCACGGTTCATCCGCTTTATAAGGCTATACACAGTGCGCTCACTCACGGCATAGCGGGTTGACAACACCAATACGATATAGGATACTTTCTCACCGTGCCGACGTAGTTCTGTATAATCATTATAAAGATCTATATATCGCTCATCTTTCAAGCGTATACCGGCCTCGCGAAGCCTTTTTATCAATTCCCTGTTAAATTTCAAGATGTCTATAATCTTCATATTCAATAAAATTTGTATCTTTGCAATGTCTCACTTATTATAGCGCATTAGCGCAAACATAAAAATAGCTCACAGCGTGAGCGAGGGCATACGGCCCCCGGTCATGCGCTGTAAGCGTTTTATGTTCTAATAGTAAGTGAGACGACTATTTTAACAGGCCGGGGGCTTCTTTTTTCACTCCCCGGGAGATTATTTAATTGGTTATATACTACTTTGTCAGCCAATCAAGTTTTTCTGCATCTTCGAACGTTCTGTCCGAGCCTTTGAATGCCTTGAGGAGTTCTGCGGTGTCGAGCAAGTCGATTTTAACTTCAACCTCTTTTTCAGCTAACGATTTGAGATACTCCTCGCCTTTCTTGTTCCACGCTGCAAACCACGCGTTGATTTCAGAGATTTCGCGTTTTTCGGCCTCGGTCATATCGCGGTCCTCTTCCTTGACTTTACGCTCTACCTCCTGTGCCTCTTTCACACGCTGCTGCATCTTCTCAAACTCTTCGTCCTGAAGTGTTGCGCGCACATCCTCGATGTCTTTGTCGTAGGTCTCCGAGACGGGGCGCAAAGCTTTGAGGTTCTTCCACACCGCCAGCATCGCATCATCACTCATACCGCCTACTTTCAACGTCTTCAGCGCTCTGTAGGCTTCAACTGCCTTAATCGTTTTTACTTTCATTTTTACTTTAATTCTTACTAAATTACTTTGTTATTTACTTTTCTTTTGCTTCTGCAGCACTGACTGTGCCGAGTTTCGATGCATTTGCCTTGCAGTACTTCACGAAGTGCGTCACGTCGGTAACCACGCTAATAATTTCGTCTTCGTCAGTCGTCAAATAGCTGATGTTGATACCTCCGAAATGCGCGAAAGTTGCGAGCATTTCCTTGTTACCCTCGTTGCTGCTGACACTTCCGTTTTCGATGTTTGCATACTTGTCGTTTTCAACCGAAACAATAGCTTTGATTGTTGTGCTTGCGCCTACTGCTTCAACACTTGCCTTGAAGCCTGCGATTGCTTTTACTTTTACTTCCATGATTGTCTATTTTAATTGATTAATAAAAGGGTTTAATTCTATAATATAGATTTCCTGCGTTACGGTCATGAACGTGTATTCAATCTTGTAGCGCTGTTCAGCCTTCAGCCCGCTAAAGATATGTGTGTATTTTGTTCCAGCTTCGATATCAGTAAAGGTGAACGCCTGCTCTCCTACCAGCATCGGAGATCCAAGCTCGCTTGTCGCAAATCTAAGTATGATATAGAAATTCTCATTGTTCGAAGTACGCACATAGTTGTCCTTTATCTCTACCTCTACGATAACACGTCCTCTGATGTCCTCACGCGCTTTAATCGTGAAGTAGTCATTTATGTGCTGTGCATCAGAAACGATTTCCACAGCAGATGATTTGAAGTCGTGTATCGTATAGTAGGTAGTAGCCTGCACCGGAGGTATGTTGAATGCGAGCGCCCTTGAAGAGAGGAAAATATAGGCTTTATAGTTGCCCGTTGCGAAAATCATGCCCTGCATTTCCACACTTGTTCCCCCGTCTTTCAGCGGTTTGTCAGAAGTTTTAAAATAAGCAATCTGTCCTGCAGCATTTTTCAGTGCAAGCCCGAAATAGGCCTCCGACAATTTACCGAATTCCTGCAGCGTCAGTTCGTTTTCCGTACCGAGACTTTTTATCATCATCGTTGCGAATACACTGCCATTTTCATTTGTCTTGCTTGTGACAAAAGGCCTTTTGAAAGGTGCAGTCGCAGCATGCTTGTAGCCTATGAAATCAGAAAGCCGGTAAGGGCATGCAAAGGTAGAACCTACTTTCACACGCGACCAGTTACTTTGTCCTTTATCGTATAGGTCGATGATACTGTCTAATGAACCGCCGTGAGTAACCTTGATACCACATATCCCAACACCCTCAAAGTCTGCTCCTCTATACCACGTAGCATTGTCACGCCAGTGGTTATTTGTAAAATCGAACTCATCTGAGGTAAAGGGCTTGTTCAGTTCCACGGGCTTAAACTTTGCCCACATGTTTATCTTGTCGCTCCTGCAAAGTGTTGCAAGGTCGTTGCTTGTTTCACCGAGTACCGTCTTCACATCTGCGATGCTGACGGGGGCCTGTATAATGCCATTTACGATGCTCATTTTCAGTTTCCTTTCAATTTTTCAATTTCTATCTCAAGCACTTTTATCCGCTTCTTCAGCCGCTCGACCTTATCGTCCACCTGCACGGCTGCACCTAATGCGAGTGCAATAAGTCGCGTGTCGAGGTAGTTCAGCTTCATGTAGCCGTCAGCATTTGTATAAATCATGCTCCTGAGTGCGCTTCCCTTTACGCTCTGTGCAATAAATCCTATACTGTGCTCACCCGTGTCTTTGTAATCGAACTGCCAGGTTCCACCGAGCGAGCGGATTATCCGCATACTATCAACCTGCTTGATATTTTCTTTCAGTCTCCGGTCTGAAGTGGTATAAGCTGTTACGCCACCCTGCGCCAGCACGTTTCCTGTAAAAATTGCAGTTCTGTCCCTGCTGATAACGAGTGCATTCTGCCAGCCTTTATTATAGACATTGAACTGCAGTTCGTCGCCCTCAAAAAGCGTGTAAAGAGGACGGTCGTTGCAACCGAAATAAACAGTGTTAGAAGAGGATATGAACAAGGCTCGCTGATTACTACCCTCCTTATCTTTCAGGCACAGACCCTTGTTATTTGCAAGGTAGAGAAAGCTGTTCACAAACAGCTCATCAGATATCCGCATGTTGCCGTTTACGTCAAGTTTGTAAACAGGAGTATTTGTACCAATACCGACATTGTTTCCTGCTAAATGCAACAGATTATTGATATTCGTCACGCTGCTTAACTCCCCTGTGACATTGCTTGTACCGTCGAAATCCTGCCCCCAAATCTTGCGCATCTTTTGCAACTTTGTTGCAGAAGCAACATTATCTGTTAAATATGCTATCGTTGCCCAATCTGACCAGCCTCCAACATCTCTTTTGCTTCGATATAACATTCTGCCGACATCTGAGTTAGCTTGCCACTGCATAGCGAGCTCACTTCCTCCGTATCCTTTAATCGACAGTAAATTACCATACGCGAAAGGATAGCCGTTTTCATATATATTATAGACATTTAGTCCAAGTGGTGGCATTTCCGTGCCTTTCAGAGGTCTGTTCTGCTGTCCCTTGACATTGATTGTATCTGCCGTTGGCGCATTGTTAACTTCACATTTAAGCAGCGTCCCGACATCAGAAGGCAGTTGCGGATAATAGGTGTTGTCACCATTCAAGGTGATATAGCTCTCTTCCAATACCGTGATGAGTTTTGTGTAATCAAAATCATTGAAAGGGGCCCAAATTGAAAATATTCCTGTATTTGCATTGTAATAAAACTGCAAAGCATTTACTATATCATTGAAGCTGCCCGTTGCACGTATATCAGCATCAAAGGATGATAAAGCATGATTTACACGAAAAAGAAGCGTTATAAATCCAACCCCTTTATGACGCGATATCATTGCAAAAATAAGTTTGTTGATTGACCAAGGATATACTTTTTTTGATTTTGAAATACACCGATAGCCACCTCCTGCACCACCTTCTGTACTGACATCTAAACTTAGCTGTGTGACTTTCCCGTCCGAAGTGAGAATTTTTGAGTAATGCTTACCCCCGACAAATTCAGAGTTCAGGTTATGGATCATGCTCGTGTTCTGCATTGTTCCACCTGCAAGAGATAAGTACTTACCCGTCACCACATCATCGGTGAGCTGAGAGAGTTTCGTCAGGTTCTTTTCATCCCATATTTTTATCCATTTCGCATCCTTGATAGCTTTGCCAACAGCCTCGTTCTTACGATAGTACACGTCAGAGTTTACAAAAGTAGGGAGCGCAAGCTGACTGATCCAGTTCACACTGTCATTTTTCGACCAGTCCATCGAAATAACATGTCGCCAGGTTGCGTCAATTCCTGTTTTCGTTGTCATCACAGCATAATACCCCGACACATCAGGTGCGAAATCGACTTCTCTGTGCGTCTTGAATGTATCAACGATACCGTAGCCGTCTACGGTTGTGGGTTTGTTTGTCAATGCAGAAAAAGCATGCGTGTGCGATATGCTTGCAGCGTCTGTAATGCCGTACCCCTGCAGAGTCGTAGGCTTATTCAACAAAGAAGCAAAAGTGTGCGAATGTGCAGCAGGGGTAAACTCATTCGGTTTGTTCCTGATAATCGACCAGTCTACCGAGGTCAATGCGCCACCCTCCACCTTCTTTAGTCGCTCATTCAGATCATTGCCCAAAAACGCCGAGAGGACGGCTGCTGCTTTTGCAGTAGTGTAATCGCTCCAGCGGTCCAGGCGCTCATAGCTTGTGCCGCTACCTCCGCCACCTTGCGCGGAGCCTGCACCGAATGCCGTCAATCCACCTGTAGCGTATAAATTTGCTTTCTTATCACTGCCCGAAACTCGCGTCAGTACCAGTGCACCATTTTTCTCATCATAACTGATTTTAATGTCACCGATAGTGACTCCTTTGAGGAAATTTATCAATTCCTTGGCTGTATCTTCCTTATCCTTGCGCAGGAATTCATCGTATGCAGGGCTGTCCTCCGCCAAGGCCCGCGCTTTATCGGCATAGGAGGCCCGGGCTGCATCGTTTGCCTGGAGTGCCTTGTCTGCCTGTTCTGCAAACGTAGCCTTGTCTGCCGACAGTGCATGCCGCACATCGTCACCCTGTGTCCAGGGCGTCGTGCTGCCACCCCTGCCGGTTCCCTCAGCCCGCTTGCGGGCAAACATCTTGATATCAATCATTGCTGTCTATTTCCTTTAATGTCAGTTCTGCCGTTCCCTCTGCAAGGTTTCTGCTGATGCCCTGCACAAAGAAGTTCTTGTTTAGAAAATTATGCCTATAGTGTGCAAACGGGTCTACAAACCCTCCGCGGATATCCGTCATGTGCTGTGTCATGATCACCCGGGGCGCATGATATTCCTGATAGTAGCTGTTCACATAGAGCTGCTCGGGTTTGGCCATGCTGTCTGTCATCCGACTGTAGAGCGTGAGTACACCGTCACCGCTGGCAGCGTCTACAGGTGTAGAGAGACAGAGGGCATTCTTGACACCTATCTGCATGCATTCGTCATGCGTCAGGGCAGAAGTAACCTTGAACTCAAGGTCATCCTTGCGGTTGCAGAACGAACTCTGTGCAGCACTCATATATACGATGTCATGATCATCCCCGAGCAGTTCCGTCTTCCCATTGTCACTCACCACTTTCACTTCAAAAGACTTTATCTGTATGGAACTCACGTGTGCCAGCAGCGGAATGGCATCTTCGGTCCATTTTGTATGCCTGAAGAATGTAGGATGACGGCGTGTGATATCACTCCAAAGCACATTCACCGGACCAAGGACGATAAACCTTACCGCACCGCTCACATGGTCTCGTTTCCGAATAGGTATAGCCATACCTTCACTGTCTACGCCATGCTTCCAGCTGATGTTGTTCTGCAGGTTGTATTCGTGACCAATCAGTTTATCACCAATTTTCGGGTCAAAACCTATGGTGAACGACTGCTGATAATATTCATCATCACTGCTGCACTCCGAACGCTCCTTGTACTTGCGCCACTCGAAATCTTCCATCTGCGAGCCGCTTCCTGTCTCAACGACGCATTTGTCACCGATGATGAGCATACAGGCTATGAGTCCTACCTTGCTGATTTTATCAGTTCCGTCACCCACGCTGCTGTACTTGAACTCATACAGCTCGGGAGCAGTGTCTGTGAATGGATACCACCCACTATCGCCACTTTCGTCCCAGCGGGTCTCTTCATTATGTTTAGGGTCCGAGTATGTCTGTTTCCAGAATTTGCGCGTATAGTAGAGTCTGTCTCCTTTTTTGTTCTTTGTCACATTCCCTCTTACGTCAACCTTGCCTTCAGGTGGTGTTCCGCCGAACGGCATGAACACCCATTCCTTAGTCCGGAGGTCGTAGTATTTGGCTGTTACTTTCACGGTTGGGTTCAGGAGCATTTTCCCTGAAAACACAATATAGTTCGTCGTCTCCTCATCGACAGGGGAAAACATCCCCCCGGAATGCTGACTCACATAAGTGGCATAAGGAATGGCACTGCGAAGAGCAGACTCGTTCGGATACGCCTCTGCAGCACTGTCCTTTCCGTTACCGTTCACCGACAGCACCAGGACATTGTCCATGTTGATTTTCGACACGGGGCTGTTGTCTTTTCTGGCCATAGCCCGCTCTACCTTGCCATAGGAAACGAGTGCTGCCCCAAGGTTCCTGCCGAGCCACTGCAGCAACGCCTGCTGGTCCTTACCGCCACGGCCGAAGTGAACCATGAGCTCCTCACCGCTGCCAGTGCCGCCATGCATAGGGAAACGCCACGAAACATGATGCTTCAACCATACATACCAATCCACGATGCTTCCATCATCATAGTCGGTATCACCTTCAAGCACCAAATCTCTGAAGCCTCTGTAAGCCCGTTTTCCATCGCCTAAGCTGATCAGTTCTGACATGTATTTCTGCCGTGCCGCGAAATAACTCCCGAGCGCACTTTCCTCCAGCGGGCTTTCGATGAGACTTTCCATTTTCTCAACCTTACAGGTCAGCAGCAGCTGGTTGTAGATTTCGCCGACGCTGATGGTGGTATCTGTGCCTGAGACCTTTTCACTCGTTATCCCTATCAGCCTGTAAGGTGTAGTCAGAGGCTTGTTGCTGTAAAGGTCTTTCCATGCGATATATTCTGCCTTCTTTACGTTCTCCCATGAAAACACGTAGAAAGAAAAACCCTGCTGCACGATGTGCAGGTTAAGATACTTCAGCAGTTCGGTCAGCACCTCTTCTGCCGTCCACACGTTATCTTCATTATCCGAGAGGAACAACAGCTCATGAATGCCTATCTGTGAGAAAATACCGAACGCATTCTCCGATTTGCTTACCCCGATGCTGCCGTCATAAAAACAAGCCAGACTTTGATTTCCCTGAATATCAAGATTATCCGACAGACCTGACAGCAGCTCGCGGATGATATCTAAGAAACTGCGCTGTCCCGCTTTCTCTTTCACCTCCTTATAGGTGATACCCTGAACACCGACATTTCGGTACTTGCCATATTGCAGGGCCGTCAGCACGTCGATACAGCTGAGTTCTATTTCGTCTTCTTCCTCATTATAAGGTTGCGAATAAGTCTGCGGTTCTATAAAGCCGGCAAAGAGGCATTCTCCCTCGCGATAGATATTTACTACAGCATCACGGCAGGAAGCACAGAACAGGTCGGGAATGAAATTCTTTACCAGTAGGCGTACGGTAGCCTGATATTTGAGCAGCACATCAAAGGTGTCGCTGATCTGGCTTTCAATCTCCACGGGGTCATCCGTCCAGTTGATGCCGCAGCCTTCGGTACCGATTTCAACTTCATTCGTGCGGTCGCCCCGAGTTAGGATATGTACCTCTATGCGCTCGTTCTTTTCGTTATAGAAATGTCCGTGTATGTACATTTTTACCTTTTTACAGTTTGATATTTGTCTTCCGTCTGCTGATACGTGTCTCGTTGGCCAGTGCCAGAACGAGGTCACGGCCACGCAGCCTGGCCTCCAATCGTCCGCCACCGTTGCTTTCACCGCCGATGAGCGATTTCAGCTTATTCAGCGGTGCAATTACTTCGGGGTTTGAGCGTGCCCCGGCATACTCGCCCATGATAGAGAGCGTTGGTCCATAGACGATGCCGCCGTCGGCAAAGGGCGTAACGCCATTGATGAAGTTGAAGAGGCGACTCTGCTGCGCCCCGTTGAGTATCATTTCGCCTGAGTTCACGCGTGCCAGCAATTTGTCGCCGCTCGGTGAGGAACCACCCACGATACCACCGTTTGCGAACGCACCGCTGACGGATGCCAGGGCAGCAACAACAGCGGCCACACCTGCGGCAATGGCAATGAGGTTATAAGGGAAAGGCATGCTTGCACCGCTGGCTGTAGCATTTGTTATCGCCTGCCCACCCTTGGCTGCTGTATTTCTTATAGTTGCAATTGTATCAGCTTCCGTTGCTGCAGTGTGTGAGGTGGTAGCCGAAGTTTCGCTGGCAGTTGTAGATGTTTTTACTTGACTGGCTGCCGAACTCATCTGCGTAGCACCCGTCATCGCCTTGATAATGTCTACTACGCCTGCAATGCCCTGAAAAATCTGTATTGCACCATCTACCACGCCCGCGAGTGTCTCCCACGCATTACGGCCACCTTCAAGGGCGTTGGTCATTGACGAAATACCACCGGCTATACCTTTCGTGTTACCCCATAAATCTGTCAGATGCACGTCACTCTTTTTCAGCACCTTTTCATATCGTCCATACGAGCCAATGAGTTTTTCGACCTCGCTGCGCTGACTTTTATCAAGCGGATGCTTCGTATCTGCAAGCATGTCCTGAAGTTCCTTGATGCGCTTCTTCACACCGTCAAGGCCCATTACCTTGAGTTCCATCTTCAGCTCTTTTGTGTCCATGCCGTCCAGCTTTGCAGTTTCGGCATGCATTTCAGGCAGGCGTGTCATACGGTTCAGTGCCTCCCGTTTCTGCTCCAACGCTACAATGGTTGCACCAATGGTGTTTATCTCTTCTCCCGAGGCCTTCTTCTGCTTTGCCTGATAGTAGGTGATAGCTTCGTCGAGCTTCTCTATCGTGTTCAAGCGACTGATATCCTCCGGAGCCTTCAGACCGGCAAGGGTTTCGTCCCACTTCTTCTTTAAGTCACTGAGCGCATTGATTTGCTTTTGAATTTCCACACGCTCGGTATCCGTAGCCGTCTTGAGTTTTTTTGTATAAAAGGCAATTTCGCCATCCAGCTGTTCATAAGTCTTTATCTCGTCAAGACGCAAACCCACGTGTGAACTGTCCTCGAATGCCGTTCGAAGCGCGTTCAAACGCTTGATTTCGCTGTCTATGGCCGTAAGCTGATTCCTGCCGGCTTTCTTGCGCAGTTGCTGCTGGCGCTGTATTTCCACATCTATCTTTCCCAGCGTGTCCAATTCCTTGGGACGGCCGGCTTCGGCGATTTCGGCCTGTATGACTGCGCCTAATTCCTTGTATTTCGCAATAAGTCGGGTGAGCTTCTGTATTTTTGCGGTGTCAGCCTTATCGGTCTTCTTCAGCTGTGCCTCGTAGTAGGAAACATTCCTGGTCACGTCGTCAAGGGTTTTAGCAACTTTCACAGGCTTTCCTGTCTTTGAAGTGCCTGCCGTCTTTCCTGTCTTCTTCCCTGTCGAAACGCCTTGCTCGCGTTTGTTCACGGCATCACGACGGTTCACCTCCTTCTGCATCCGGCCTATTTCCTTGTTCAGGCGTTGGCGTTCAGCCGTGGCATCGCCTTTCAGCCGGGCCACTTCCTGCTGCTTTTCCTCAATCTCCTGCTTGAGTTCCTCGGTCGTGGCATCGTTTATGTTGCCACCTGTAAGCTTCGTCGACTTGCGTGAACTCTCCAGCTGCTTCTGTGCTGATATCATGTGTGAGATACAGGAGTCATAACGTGTTTGCAAGCCACCTATCTTCGTGTTCAGGGTGTCTATCTCGCCACCCAATCGGTCGTAATAGTCCCTGCCGCCGTCCGTGGTTTCCCAGTTGTAGTGGCTTCTGCCGTTCTTGTCTAAGAACTGCTGTCCCAACTGACGGCGTTCAGCCTCCTTGCTTTCTTTCTCCAACTGCGCTGCAGCTATCTGTGAGGACAGTACTTTTGCCTGTGCCTCATAGCCCATCTGTGCACAGTAGACCTTGCTCTTCTCTATCAGCGTATCGTACCATTCGGCCGCCGTGCGGTGATATCCGAAGCTCTCGCCGTACTTCTTGTTCAGTTCCGATACTTTCTTGGCTGCATTCTCATGATTGTGGATGAGCGAGGAAAGGCGGCTGATCTCTAAATCCAGTTCTGCACGCACATCCGACGAGGCCCGGCTGAAAGCATCTTCGCTCTCCTTGAGCTGATCTACGCTCTCAGCCGTATCCTCGGCTTCATCACCCATGAGACCGAACAGGCTTATCAGTCCGGTGATGACAACCGAAATTCCTAAAGTGAGTGCGGCATACAGGGCGGTCACGGCAACGCTCAGCGCCAGCGTGCCGCCAGCTGCTGTGTACCCGCTTGCCGACATGATATTCTGTGCCGTTGCCACTACCTTTTCATGTACGGCCAAGGCGAGTCCCTTGACAGCCGTCAGACTGAATGCTGCACCCAATGCCTGCAGGGAGGTAATCAGCTTGACGCAGCCGGCCACGCAAATCATGGTCTGTGCAGCTATCGTCACAAAGGGCATCGCGCCCTGCACCATGCTCCCAAGCTTTTCCTTGATATCCCCTAACGTGTTCTCTAATTGCTTCTGCTTGCCGGCATCGGTCTTGGCCAATTCTGCATTCATGTTGCCCACATTGGCCGTAATCACCTCCGCCAGCATTGCAGCACGTTCGCTCTCCGTACCATACTTGAGCACACGTTCCTGCGCTTCATCGAAGGTGATACCCACACGCTGCAGCACAGCCGTCTGCCCCTGCATGGCCTTACCCATCATGTTGCCGATGCCCACGGCATCCTGATTGGTGGCATTGAGGCCGTTCTGCTGGGCAATGAGGTTGTTCATGGCCGGTATCAGCACGTCAAGGCTCTCTTTCTGTTTCAGGAACGTAGCCATCTGCTGGGCACCGCTGAGCTGTACTTCATCACCGATGACGCCTAATTCCTGCTGGGCAGAACACAGGTCTTTGACATGCTGTATCTCTTCGTCCGTGCTGTTCATGCGCTGACGCATGATGGTATCCAGCTGTGTCTCGGCCACTAACTGCACCTGATAGGCCTCTGTCAGATCCTGCAATACTCCGCGCAGCTCATTTATCGAATTCTGCAGTACGCCGACGGCCTGCGCTGCCTCCGACCATGTAAGCACGTCACGCTTCAACCGTTCCGCTTCGTCCTGCACACTGCGTATCACACGGCCCACCTCTTCAGCATTGGCCGTCACGCGCTTTGCACCGCCGTCATCACGTATCTTGATTAAAAAACTGACTTCTTTTGCCATTGTTTCTTGTTTTTTTATTATCTTTGTCTCAACACCATAAACAGTACTTATGTCAGCGATTCATTGGACACCCGTTTTCAGACTCATCAGCGAGCATCCCATTGCTTCGGTCTTCACCGTAGCCATCTGCCTTGTTGCCTTTGTCCTCGGTGCGCTTTTCTGCCTCGGTGTCCTCAGACATAAATAGGATTGTTTATTTCAGTCCTGCAGCACGCTTGGCTTCCCTATAGCGCCGCTTTAATTCCTCGTTGCTGATTTCTTCTTGTGGCTTTTTCGCTTCTTCCTCCCATGGAAACCGCATCACGTCTTCAGCCGAAAGCGTATGCTTTGAATAAGGCTGCAGCATACAGAGGCATGCCATGCGCAGGCGTTCCCACTCGCCATGCTGCTCATTCTCGTGCCATTCATGCCAAGACTGCCAGGCTGCCTGAAACTCCGAAGGGGTGCACCGGCAGAAGTCATCCAGACTCATTCCCATGCACCCCAACGCAATTCCTTGCAGTTCCTCAATGCCTACGGCAGGGGTTTCACCGTCGTTTTTTTTTCGGCATCTCCCACCTGGGCATAGAAAGTATTCAGGCTGTCGGGTTCCAGGGAGTCTGCAAAGGTTTCGAAGTCCATTTCAAAGGTCACATCGTCAGCCTTGCATGCACTCTGCACGCAGCAGTAGATGAACTGTACGAGTTCGCGGATGTCGGTCTGCTTGAGCTCACTCACATCCTTACCCGCCATGTGCTTGAAACGCATCATTGCGCCCATGGTCACGCGGCAGGGATATTCCTTGCCGCCGACCGTCAGTTTTAAGATTTGCTTTTTCATAACGTAACCTTATTAATATTATGAATGGCCGCCGCCACCCTGCTTGGGTGTCGTTGCTTCTGTCAGTCCATTCCCTTGTTTCTCCACCTTACCGCAGTTCTCAAGATTTACGCTGTACTTTGCATCATCGCCGGCCTGACCGTCAAGTTCCAGTGAGGTGATGATGTACTTACCCTTGTAGCCGCCTGCTACCTTGCCCGTGCGCTTGTCGCCTTCACGAAGGTTGTAAGCGCAATCAACAGCATCGCCTGCAAGCATCAGGTCCTTCAGCTGGTCATAGGTAGGGGTTTCTGTATCGCCGTCCGTGAGTACACAGCCGTCGGCAGAGATGCTCTCCGAAAAGCTCTTCACGTACTTTTCCTTCCACTTGCCGCTTGCAGCTTCCTTGGTCACGCGCTCACCGGTTTCCGTAGATGTACTGACCTTGCAGCCCGTTGAGAAACCGAGGGCCTTGCCACCAACGCTCAGAATGAGGTTAGTTCCGTCTAAAACACTTTTTGCCATATCTTTTTCCTTATTAAAATTGTTGATACTATGCCGGCCGCCAACCCGACGATAAAGGCGTAGAGCAATGCCGTGAAGTCCATAGGCTGCTGCTCTTTAGTTTTCTGTTGTTGTGTACTCAAGGCACGTTCGGCCGCAGACAGCTGCGTCTGCATCTCTTCGATGCACTGCTCGTAGCGTGCACACTGCACCTCAAGACTGTCGCATCCGGCTTCGATGATAATCCGTGCAGGGCTTCCTTTGTCGGTCGTGGGCCGTCGGCTCACTTTCACATGCGCCTGTCCCCGGCGGGCCGTGTAGCCTGCACCTGCGGGCAGAAGGGCAAGACTGTCTTCAGCTACGCTTAGCGTCACCCGTGACTCGGGCACCGTCACCCGCTGCTGCCACCGCTTGAGGATGTTCGTCTGCCGTTCGGCTTCCTTCACTGCGCTGACGTGTTCTGTGCGGCTTTCCCTTGTCGCTGTCTTCACTGAGCGACAGCTCACCGCTGACAGGGCAAGCAGCACGATGAGGACAGAGCTGGATAGCCTCGATAGCCCGCGAGAGGCGGTTGAGGGCACGGCGTGTCTTGTCGTTCTCACCGCGAAGTTCTTCCATTTTCTCATAATTGATGCGGTTTTGTTTATGAAGCCCCACAAGCTCTGCACTCACCATGTCGTACATCTGCTTGTAGGTATCTTCCACCTTTTTCTTTTCTTCCACCGTCCTTAAACGGCGGTTCGCAATCCACGCAATGGCAGCACCGATACCGCCCGAAGGGATAGCCCATTGCAGGATTTGGAATATAGTCTCTGCCATTGTCGTTGGTTTTTATCGTTAAACTTGTCTGATGCCTATCGAGCGCAGCCAAGTTGGAACATCGAAACTCGGGCACGCCTTGCCGGGGTTCAGCTCATGATGTCCAACGATACGGATCTGCGGGAACCGCGCGTGGAAGTCCTCCAGATAGCGTTTCAACGCTTCGCGCTGCGCCTCGGTGCGCGTATCCTTCGGCTTCCCGGCTTTGTCGCAGCCACCCACATACACAATATGTCGGCTCACGCTGTTATAGCCTGCAGCCCCGTTGGTCACTTCCCATGGGTCAACCTGCGCGTCCTCGTTGTTATCCGCCAATCGCTCCACGCGTCCGTCCAAGTGCACCATGTCCGTATAGCCCACCTGCTTCCAGCCACGGCCACCCTGACTGACGGGCGCAGTGTG